AACAGCGTGGTGCGAGCGTTGTAAGGCCCACATGCTTACGGTGCTAATTTTCAGTGCGGGGTTGTGGGCGGTGCTGCGCAGGCAAAAATAGAAACTCGCAATCTGCCAGCAAGCGCAATTACGTTTGTATCCCGCACCGCTGAGCAATGGTCTATTGGGGTTTGGAATTCCCACGGTGCGGGCTACGGTGGAGTATCGTTGGATCAGCAGGATGGTTCTCCACATGGGCAGGCAATATCAATACTGCCTCCGTATCTCGCACAGAATATCATAGTGCGCGCACGATGATGTTTTGACCTATGTACGGGTTCATAATGTCCATAGGCTTGGCCGCAGAAGTACGCTTGATTCCGGTTCCGCCATCATAAGTCGGCCAACTCCCGCTGACTGTATCCCAGCCGTCGCCTTTAAACCCTCCAAGCCCCGCATACGTACCGCCCGAACTACTTGAGCCAGCCCAGCCTACCCACTCATGGCCATGCGCTGCCACCTCGTTTTCTGCCTGTGTATGCGTGGTGCTGCCGCCTGTAGCTCCGCGCAGAAAATTAGCACCGTAAGCATGTGGGCCTTACAAGGCTCGCACCACGATGTTCTGAGCAATGTAGGGGTTTGTAATATCCATCGCTTGACCACCTCCGCGGTTGCCTACAGAAATATTCACAGGCTTTGTGTTGTTAGTAGTGGGCTCTATGAGTACGGATACTGTTGCGGCACCAGAGGTTGCGTCCCAGGTGTACACTCCATTTCCGTTCGTTATCGGATGGCTGTGTGCAACGAGTTCATTTAAAGTCATGAGATGCTTGAAGCTGCCGCCTGTAGCTCCGCGCAGAAAATTAGCACCGTAAGCATGTGGGGCTCACAATGCTCGCACGATGATGTTTTGTGCAAGGTATGGCGGCATATTATTGTGTGCCGCGCCACCGCCCACGCTGAACCGAACTTCTCCAACTGATCTCGCTCCCGTATTATAAGTGCCTCCATCTTTATAACCACTGCTATTTTCCTGCCCGGCAGAAAAAACACCGGTGCAATAATAGACGGGTGTGCCCGTGGAACTCGAATGAAGTGCGATGCTGCCCGTCAGCTTTGGGAGTTGCTCTGCGGTTAATGCATGGGTTTGTGCACCGCCCACAACCCCGCACTGAAAATTAGCACCGTAAGCATGTGGGCCTTACAAGGCTCGCACCACGATGTTTTGTGCGAGGTAGGGCGGCATGTTATTATGCGGTTCGCCTCCGCCTAGAGTACGTGTGGCCCATTCAAAGGTGATGTGATATCCACTTACACCACCTTGCAAAACTTCACTGCCAGAATCACTGAGAATAATAAAACGATCTCCGTTTTGGGTGCCAAACTGATGTTCTGGAAGTTCTGCAAGCGTTAGGGTGTGATTTGTTTCTCCGCCAGTAGCTCGCAGTGCAAAATTAGCACCGTAAGCATACGGGCCTTACAAAGCCCGCACGATGATGTTTTGCACAAGATATGGCGGCATATGATCGGCAGCGCTTATAGCATGGTGATGCGGATCTCCCTCGCCAGATGAATCTGTACTCGCATTAGGCCCATGTTCACTTGAGCCTGCAATACCGGGTCCGAAGTAAGAACTGCCTTGGCTGTTCGGGTTTGTTGCATAGTAGTGCACATGCGGACCATTTTGTGAGCTGGTAAGTCCTGTTCCGCCAGTATTACCGCCGTGATTGTGTATTGCGCTGCCACCCCAGCTGCGCAGCAGAAAATTAGCACCGTAAGCTAACGGGAAGCGTTCAGCCAATTTTTTGCAGTTGAAAAAGCCATCTGCCGCGCCGGAGCTGAGTGAATCACCGATTTTAGCATAGAGCACTGCGTATACGGTTTTACTGAGATCGTCATTAAAATTGACGCGGGCGAAGGCTTTGCTGTTGACTCCGCCCGTGTAGGTGATAACATTCGGAGAGTACCACCACTCACCGATGCCCGGCATGCTTTCTTCCAGCGCCGCAAGCCGATTTCGCATGCTGGCCAGCATAGTCATGAGAGACTCCAGCGTTGCTGGCGAAGACGGCAGTGCAGGGAGTGACGCCGGAGCAGTAAAGGGAACCGTTACCGCCGCACCATCGCCGTCAATCTGCAGAAATCGTCCATCGGCTTGTTCCTTTGTGTAATAGTCGGAAAGATCTGTAGTCTTATGACTGTTAATCCAATTGGAGGAATCCGCATCCCATACCCAGATACTGTCCGTACTGCCAAGGATCGCCCATTCGCCGTCTGTGCCGGTGGGGTAAGCTGCACGCAGAGCCGCCACATTTACAAACCAGCCTTTGCACCCCTGGGCAAGCTGTTCCGCCTTTGCGGCACTAGCCGCTGCAGCCGTAGCACTGGCGGCCGCAGCCTCAGCATCGCCTTCAATCTGCTGTACCAATGCCTGATTCTGTACAACAGATTGCGCAGTGTCCTCCTGAGCTTGCTGCGCTGTCTGGGCGCTTTGCCCGGCAGCCTCTTGAGCATTTTCCGCCCGCGATGCGTCCGCAGCACTCTGTGCGGCGGCATTTTCAGCGTTGTCGAGAAGCCCCTGCATTTGTTCCAGCGTATTCTCAAACATGTTCTTGGGCGGAGCCGCCGTACCCTCGACGCTGGCAGCAAACTGCAAGCCGTTGGACTGCAGTTTGACAATCTCTTCACCCGTGGAGGACTTGGCCACAAACTGCACATCCAGCTGTCCGGCATACGCGGTAAAATCCGCATCCACAGGCCAGGTAATGACGACCTGTTCCTCATTGCTTGGGTCCACAGAAGCCCTCAACTGCTTGTTAATGATCGTCATATAGTCCGGATGGGAAGCGCGCACATGCCAGGTCATCGCGGACAGATCATGCCCGTCGTGATAGCGTGGGCCGGTAACGTCGTAGACCTCCGCGCGTGCCTCGCCCTGGGTATGCAGGCCAGCCTCTGGCCCAAAGTACACATATTTGTCTTTGAATTCAATCGAAATAGCCATAAGAACCTCCAAGAAATTGATTAGACAACGGAGCCGGTGAGTTTGGTCCATTGGCTGTCCCTTGTAGTCCGGACAAGCAAAGTCCCCTGGGTGCTGTAGGAGAACACAAGGTCTGCATAGTTTCCCGCAAGATTGTCCACCTGTCCGGCCCGTGTTGCAAAATCTGCGTTTTTAGCCGTTTCAGCTGCGGCTGCATTCTCAGCTTGAGCCGCAGTCTCTGCGCTCTCCGCGCTCTTTGCAGTTTCGGCAGTCTCAGCGCTTTTCGCCGTATCCGCTGAGCCTGCACTGGCGGCAGTGTCTGCCTTTGTGGCCGTCACAGCCTTGCCAGCGGTCTCCGCGTGTCCGGCCTCGGATGCATAGGCAGCACGGGCGGCGCTGTCCGCATAGATGCTCTGCGCAGGCGCGCCCACCGGGTATTCCACTACATAGGTGCCGCTGTCCTCAATGATCCGCACGCGCTGCCCGGCGGTGAACCGCACGGCCGCGTTGCACTTGTAATGCTTCAGGCTTTCTGCTTCCGCCCCGTTGAAGATGAGCGCGATGCCGTCCTCGTAAACAGTACCTACCGTGGCAAAGGACTGGCCGGGCGGGTCCGGCTGCACGATGGCCTGCTGCTCCTGATACGTCTCCAGGATCATAGATACACCACTCTCTTTCCCGTATGGGCCATTTTGTACGGCTGTTCCAGCTCCAGCCGCCAGCCTGTCTCTTCGTACAGCGTGCTCCCACCATCCCGCACCAGCTCCACCAGGTCAAAAACGGCGTGCCGGCCGCTGGGACCGGTGTAAAAGGTGCGTGTCTCCGTGGACTGCAGGCTTTTAAACCGCTTGTTGTCCGCATACGCCTGCAGTTCCGCCTGAGATGCAATGTTGTCCAGCTTCTCATAGGACACGACCCGCCGTCCCAGGTTCACGATGGAAAAAACGCTGTCCGGTCTGTCGTTGACCGATATGGCCCGCATGGACGAATCAAGGTCCGGGTTGTCCACCTCCACGATGAATACATTCGGATGATCGAACATGTCCACGGTTTCACTCCATTCGGGATATTGGATGGAATACTCTCCATCCCGGTACGTCACGGATATCGCATCCGCGGACGGCATGCGGAACGCACTGCAGTGTACTGTGCCGCCGCCGTCCATCCAGATGCTGTTGTAGTTGATCTCCGCCGCCAGGGCGTTGATGATCGTGAGACGGTCTGTGCCCGGCTCCCAGTCCTCCCGGTCCGCCTGCAGCGTGGCGGTGTTTGCCTCCACGAAAAAATCCGTGATGCCGGATTCGACCAGCAGTGCCTGGATGGCTGCCGTGTACAGCGTACCCTTTGCCAGATGCAGCCGCGTCTCTATCTTCGAGGACATGGCAAGATAGGTCAGGTCATAGGCTGTAAGGCTCACCACAGGCCGCATGCCGTCGTGTTCCGTGTATGCATCGGTAGGGATATACTTGCCGATCGGCTGGCGCACGCCGTCAATGGTAAGCACCGGCTGGATCACGTCCGTGAGGTAGTTGACGGCACGGTTTTGTGCAAACTTCCCGCTGAGCGCCCATTTTACGGCGGCGTCCGCCGTCACCGAAATGGCCGCACCGCCCCCTTTGAATGCGGTAAGCCGTGAATATTCCACGTTATCCCGCAGCACAAGGTATTCCACCGATACATTACTCATAGCTGATCTCCTGCCTGTGATCTGTCTCGACAACAGTGAACTGCACATCCCGCGCACGGCCATGGGCCGCCTGAATATTTCCAAGCACCCCGATCACCACATCGCCCCAGCAGTCTTTGTAAACTACGGCAGAACCCAGCAGGCCGCGCAGGACGTCCATCTGTGCGGCGTCCCGGAGCGTGAAAGCGAAGTCGTGGCTGGCGTCTTGCATGCCACAAGTATATGGCTCGGGTTTTGTGCGGCCGTAGTAGTGTACATAGTCCACCTGTGCGCTGTAGCTTCCGTCATGTGCGGGCCTCTCACCGGCCCGCAGCCGCAGCTTCAGCCAGGGCGCGCCATCCTCAACGGACCCGATCACGGCGTTTTCAATCGCCAGGAATGCGTGGACGGGCGCGCTGTCGCCGTAGTATCCCTCCGGCGTGACGCCGCGCACAGTATACACATGCTTTCCGGCACACAGACGGTCTGTGATCCCGCTGCCCGCCGAGCGCGCAATGGGGACACCGTCACGCAGTATGAAGTATTCGGCGTATGCGGCGTCCGTTTCCCAGGATATTTCAATGGCGTTTAAACGGGCATTGAAAGCGGCTTCAACAGTTGGTCCGGGAACGTTCAGAACGGTAATGGAGCCAACGGCCGGAGCGGATTCCACGCCGAACACTGTCTTTATCGCCAGCTGCACAGGATATGTCCCATCCTGCAGGAAATACGGCATGCGGAACTCCTTGGCCGTGCTGTGCATCCAGCCTGTATCATAGTCCCCGATCTGGATGCGCACGCCCTGCTGGTCCGCAGACTGCCAGCGGATGGTGGGGCGCGGTTTTGTATCCGTGTATACAATGACCGGCACGACCGGAGCCCGGCGGATGATGATGGTCGCTGCGGCGCTGTAGGAACCCCACACACCATCGCCGTTTTTGGTGCGCACCCGCCACATGAGCGTACCCTGTGCAAACTGCCCGGCGGGTGTTGCGAAGCTGGAGGCGTCGGTCTCTGCGGTGCTGAGTGTGGTGTACTGTCCGCCCATGTTGGAGCTGGTCTGCAGCTCGTAGGCGGTCTGCGCCGTGCCGGTGGATATCTCATGCCGCCACACGAAGGTGACGCCCTGAGTATCTTCCACAATAGCGCCCACAGGGGAGACACACACAGGCGTGCTCAGCGCGTCCTGGGTGTTGACATGTATCCACTCGCTGGTGCCTGCAGCGCCGGTGTTGGCCGTCACCTCAACCTGCCACTCAATGTCATCGGTAGTGAATGTATTTGCCGGGAAGTCGTGCCAGGTCTGCGCACCGCTGATGGTGACACTCTTGACGTCCTGCTGTCCCTGTGTGCGCCAGCGCAGCACGGCCGAAGTCTGGACGATCTCGCCGGGCGCATCCTCGGCTCCCTCTGCTGTGACAGACCAGCCGAAGCGGTTGACCTGGTGCTTCAGCACGCGGCCGCCGTCCGCCGGATACAAGTCTGCGGGCGTGACCGGCAGTTCCTTGTTGTTGAAGGTGGTCCAGCTGCTTGCAGTGGTCCCGCCGCTGGTATCCGTTACCTCGACCTGCCAGTCGATGTCCCCGGCGGGAAGCACACCCGCGGGGATCGTGTAGCCTTGTGTGGCGTTGTTGATGGCATATTCTGTGTACGCCGGAGCACCGTTTTTCCTCCAGCGCAGCTTTGCCGATACTTGCCGGATGGAGCCGGACAGGTCGTCCGGCTTCGTGTAACTCAAGCCCCACGAAACGTTGACGGCAAAGCCCTTGTAGGTCGTGGCCCGGCTGGAAGGAGTCAGATCTGTCAGCCGGACAGCCGTGCTTTGGAACTGCACCGTGGCATATCCGCCGCTCGCCTGTGCGCCGGAACTGGACGTCACCACGACCTCCCATTCCATGCCGGGGTCGGCAGCGTTGGGAACGAGCCCTGTGTCGAAGTCAATGTATGTGTTGGGTCCGGGCACGCGGACGGACGTCCATGCACTGGCACCTTTGGCCCGGTACCTGAAGTCCGAATACGCTATGGTGAGCGTTCCGTTGATGGGTTTCTCCGCCGTGACATTCCAGGAAAAACGATGGTAAAATCCTTTTTTGATCGTCGTGTTGGCTGGGGAATAGCTGGATGGCGTTATCTTGCCCGCATGGGTCTGGATCGTCGCATAGGGCACATGGTCCGAGCCGTCCACCCAGAAACGTGCAGAGCCCGCAGAATTTTCTGTGGTGATGCCGATCGAACACTCGAGGCGGCTTGCCGCCTTGTTGTGGGATATACCGCCGGAAGTGTTTTTCCATTCAGGCCCGGACCAGCTTGGACCTGCGATCTGACCAAGAACCAAGCTAAGCGGGGATGGAGCATGGCAGTATACTGAAAGCTGGGACGCCGAATCGAAAACCTCTCCCATAGGAACCGGGGACTTGTCAAAAAACAACTTGCCCCAGTCAGCTTTACTCAGAGACGGGTTATCAATACGAAGTTCTCCCACGCCGCTGGAAAGGTTTTTCAAGTCTTCTGAACCGGTACAATATACGGTATACTGTCCCATGTATCAACACCTTCTTTCTACCGCCGTGCCAGTCCCATGCGGACGGTCATTTTCTCGTTTTCAAGCATGCGCTTAATGGCCAAATACGTTTCAATGTCATCCACCTTGAAGATGTTCTGGCTGTTGTCCACGAAAGTGGCACCGCCGCCCTGCGCGGATATTAAGGCGCGGGATTGTTCGGCGGTATAGACCGCCTCGCCGCCTGTAAAGCGCATCAGCTCCGGCCCGTTTTCGCCC